ACTAGGCAATATAATAAGTTATCGCCTAAGATGAAAAAAGCTGTAGATATGGTTTTTAGAGCTGCTGATAAATCAGCAGATGTAATCGCTGACTTTGAGAAGAATGTCAAAGCGGCCTCTAAAATGTATAATGTTAAAGTGAACGATTTAATGAAATACTTTGACAAAGAAACATTAACAATTTTAAGAAGATAAAGGTAAAGGGAATAGCATATGGCAATATCAACAAGAACTCTATCAGATACTAGAGGTTTTGCAAAAGTATTAGTGGAATTTACAAATGACAGCGCTACCACAACCGTAATTGACGCTTCTGGATTAGACGCACACCAAAATGGTGGGCAGTTAAAAATTAGAGGTCTAAAATTTGCGCTTACAGGTTACGCTACATTATCATTTATAAAAAATGGTGCAACAGCAGAGAAAGCAATATCACTATCAGGTAGTGATGTTTATAACGCAGGTACAATTGTGAATTCAGCAGGTGCTGCTACACATGCAACCGATGGTGATATTTCAATCACAACGGTAAGTGCAAGTGGTTATGTTGTAATTGAAGTAGTAAAAGACAATTTTAATTATAGTTAATAATGGCGATCATTACTGAAACATTAGCTGATGATAATAAAAAAGTTATTGTTAAAGCAAATGGTTTAGGTGGTGAAACAAAACAAACATTATTAGACGCAAGTATTTTATCAGGCGCAACGTCAAGTCCTAACTTGTCAATTGCACACTTGTATTACGAGATACTCGGTTCGGGAAATTTAACTTTTTTCTTTGACGCTGAGACAGATGAACAAGCTGCAACACAATTTAGTGGACGTGGTAATTACGGTTTGAAGAAAAACGAACCACGAATTAAACAAGAAGACACAGGCATAACACTTGTCAATCCGACAGGTGACGTGCTTGTGTCATCTGATAGTACGGTGTCAACATATAATATAGTAGTAGAATTTAGAAAAGAAAAAGGATTTACAAATGGCTGATACAGTTTCAAGCTTAACAATCGCAGATACTTCAGGTGTCAAGTTTACAACTAAACTTACAAACTTCTCTGACGGTACAGGTGAGACCCTAGTCAAAAAAGTTGACGCTTCTGAATTAACTTTTATGACAGAGGATGGAAATAGAAAAATATCAAAGTTATATTATTCTATTAATACGTCTGACAGTAAGTCAGCAGTAGAACTTATATGGGATGGCGAAACTAACGCTACCGCAGTTTTATTGTCTGGTCAAGGTTTTTTCGATTTAAGAGCAGATGGTAATGAGATAACAAATAACTCGACAACACCTACAGGTGATGTTTTACTATCTACAAAAAATTTTGCAAATGGTGATAATTACACGATTATTGCCGAGTTTAGATAATAATTTGTATAAATATTAGTAGAGAAATTAAGAGATAGATACTTATGAAGCTAATTACCGAAGAAATAGAACAAGCGGAATACATTGTAGAAGAAACTAATGGCAAAAAAAATTATGCCATCAAAGGTATCTTTATGCAATCTGACATCAAAAATAAAAATGGCAGAATGTATCCAAAAGAGATTCTTCAAAGAGAAGTTGTTAGATACAACAGAGAATTTATCAATAAAAACAGAGCATTTGGCGAACTAGGTCATCCAGACGGTCCCACCGTCAACCTAGAAAGAGTTAGTCATATGATTAAAGCTCTGTATCCAGAAGGCAATAATTTTATCGGAGAAGCAAGAGTCCTAGACACACCATATGGAAAAATTGTGAAGTCACTTATAGATGAAGGTGCAAGATTAGGCGTTTCTTCCCGAGGTATGGGCACACTATCAAATAGTCAAGGTGCCAATGTAGTTAACAACGATTTTTACCTTGCGACAGCAGCTGATATAGTTGCTGATCCATCTGCTCCAGACGCTTTTGTAGAAGGCATAATGGAAGGCAAAGAATGGATTTGGAATAATGGGATTTTGAAAGAAGCAGAGGTTAAAGAATTAAAAGTACAGGTTGAGAGTAAAGAACGAATCGCAAGAGCAGAGAAAAATGCTATTGTGTTTGAGAATTTTCTTAAAAAGCTGTAATTTTATAAATAATAGTTGACTATTTTATAGTCCAATTATTGCAATTTTAATATAAAAAGAAGAGGAAAACTAAAATGGAAAACGGTAAAACTGACGCTATGGCGCCGAAAAAAAATGCCGCTCCAGCAGAAGCACCTAAAACTTTAGGGGCAACTATTCAGAATGTTATCACTAAGGCTATCACAAGCCCAACTGATGGCAAAATTGATTTCGCACAAGGGGTAAACCACATTACTGGTGACCCACAACAAAAAAGTGCAAAACCTGCTGAGCCAATGCAATCTCTTAAAGCTAATTACGACATGAAACCTAAGTCTGAAACTTATGAAGACAAGGAAGAAGTTAAAGAAGCTGACGAGAAAGAAAAAGAAAAGATGATGAAAGCACAAGCTGACATTAAAAAAATGAACGCTCAAGTAAATGACAAAGAAAAAGAAATGAAAGAAGCGGAAGACCATAAGAAATCTGACATGATCAAAGCTGAGATTGAAAAGATGAAAGAAACTATGGCTGACAAAGAAAAAGAATTAAAGGCGCAAGCTGATAAGGAAAAAGAAATGTCAGAGGGCGAAATGCCTAAGGCTGCTTTAGACGCTTTGAAAAAGTCGCAAGACAAAAAAGAAACTGCTCACGATGGTGAGAAGAAAGACATCAAATCTCAAAAAGACAAAGAGATGAAAGAAGAGTCTGAAGACGAAAAGAAAAAAGACATCAAAGCAAATAAAGAACACGACAAAGAAGTTAAAGAAGAAGACGAAAAAGAAGATAAAAAAGATATTAAAGCTTCTGCAAAAGATAAAGTAAAAGACATGGATATGAAAGAAGACGTAGCTGCTCTTACAGATGGTGAAGAACTATCGGAAGAGTTTAAAGCAAAAGCTGCTACAATTTTCGAATCTGCTGTTAAAGCAAAACTTGTAGAAGAAATTGAAAAATTAGAAGGCGAATACGAATCAAAAGTTGCTGATAAAGTTGAAGAAACTAAATCAGAAATCGTAGAAAAAGTTGACGCTTATCTAAATTACGTTGTCGAGTCTTGGATGAAAGACAACGAATTGGCTATCGAAAAAGGTCTAAAGGCAGAAATTACTGAAGACTTTATTGGTGGCATGAAGAAACTTTTTGAAACTCATTACATTGATTTACCTGAAAGTAAATTTGATGTTGTTGAGGATCAAGCTGCAACAATCATTAAGTTAAAAGAAGATATGAACAAAACATTAGAATCTAATGTAGAGTTAAATCAGAAAATTGGCGAATTTGCTAAAGACGACATTATAAATGACGTATCTAGTGACCTTGCTGAAACTGAAACTGAAAAACTTAAAGGTTTAGCAGAAAGTATTGAGTATGTGGATGCTGCTGATTATAGAACGAAAGTAGAAACAATTAAAAATTCTTACTTTCCGAAATCAAAAGCAAGTGATACTGAATCTAATGAAGTAGCTGCAACAGATAACATGACTTCGGATGCTTTTGTATCTGAGTCAATGGCTGCATACACAGCTGCAATTAGTAAAAACCAAGCTAAGAAGTTATACTAATAACTTTTTAGTAGTTTAATTAAACTAAAAGAGAAAAAGGAGAGATAAAAATATGTTTTTATCAGAATCTATACAAAACAAGTGGCAGCCTGTTTTAGACCATCCTGATCTTCCAAAGATCGGTGATAGTTATAAAAGAGCAGTCACTTCTGTTGTACTAGAGAACCAAGAGAAAAGTTTAAAAGAAGACGCTCAGTTTATGTCTGAGTCGGCTCCTTCAAACGCTACTGGTTCATCTATACAAAACTGGAATCCAATTCTTATCAGTTTAGTTAGAAGAGCAATGCCAAATCTTATCGCTTACGATATTTGTGGCGTACAACCTATGTCAGGACCAACTGGTCTTATATTTGCAATGAGAAGTAGATTCTCTAGTCAATCTGGCACAGAAGCTTTATTTAACGAAGCTGATTCAGACTTCAGTGGTAGAAATGCTGCTGGTTCTTCAACGAACACTGGATTCTCACAAACTGCACAGAATGGTGAAAACCCTGCTGTGCTTAATGACGCACCAATCCCAGCTGCAGGTCCAAACTACACAACTGGTACTGGTATGACAACAGCTGCGGCTGAAGCTCTAGGCGATGCTAGCGGAAACGCTTTCGCTGAGATGGCTTTCTCAATTGAGAAATCAACTGTGACTGCTAAATCAAGAGCTCTTAAAGCTGAATACACTATGGAACTTGCTCAAGACTTAAAAGCAATCCATGGTTTAGACGCTGAAACAGAATTATCAAACATCCTATCTGCTGAGATCCTTGCGGAAATCAACAGAGAAGTTGTAAGATCAGTTTACAGAGGCGCTGAAGTAGGTGCTGCTGATAACGATAATTCAGACGCTGCAATTAACACAACAACTGCTGGTATCTTTGATTTAGATACTGACTCAAACGGAAGATGGTCTGTTGAAAGATTCAAAGGATTAATGTTCCAAGTAGAGAGAGACGCAAACACTATCGCTCAAAGAACGAGAAGAGGAAAAGGTAATATAATTATCTGTTCTTCAGATGTTGCCTCTGCATTACAAATGGCTGGTGTTTTAGACTACACTCCTGCGTTAAACAACAATTTAAATGTTGATGACACAGGTAACACTTTTGCTGGTGTATTAAACGGTAAATACAAAGTATATATCGACCCATATGCTGCAAACTTGGCGTCTAACGCTTCACCTGCTAAACAATACTATGTTGTTGGTTATAAAGGTACTTCACCTTATGACGCTGGTATTTTCTATTGCCCATATGTGCCACTACAAATGGTAAGAGCAGTAGGACAAGACTCATTCCAACCAAAAATTGGTTTCAAAACTAGATATGGTCTAGTAGCGAACCCATTTGCTGGTAGCGATGTGACTGGTACTGGTTCAATCACTGCTGATGGCTTAACTGCATTATCTTCTAACAGATATTACAGACGAGTACAAGTAGCGAACATCATGTAATAGTTTGTGCAAACAAATTCTAAAGAGGGGGCTTCGGCCCCCTTTTTTTTAGCATAAATAAAAGTATGAAATATCTACTAATCCTCTTAACAATTTTTATAGTTTCTTGTTCGAAACCATCAGTAAGCGTGTGGGATAAATTATGGGATAGAATAGATAATATGAAAGAAGAAGATAAGGTATCAGAGTCAGATCAAAAACTGATACAAGAAGCGACTGAAAAAGAGTGGCAAGAAGTAGATAAACAAACAGATAAATAGTAGCATGACTACTACAAAAGCATTAGATAGACAACCAACTAAATTTGACTATGCAGAACCTACAAAGTTTAGGTTTGGCGTAACCAAACTTCCTAAAGTAGAGTTTTTCTGTACGGCTGCAAACATACCTGGTATATCACTAGGTCAAGCAAGTATGCCTACACCTCTTAAAGACATACCTATACCAGGCGATAAATTAGATTATGATAATTTAACTATACAATTCTTGGTAGATGAAAGTTTAGAAAATTACAGAGAAATACATGGTTGGTTAACAGGTCTTGGTTTTCCTAAAGACCATGAACAATTTAGAAATCTACAAAACGCAGGAAGTGACAGATTTCCTACAACAAATAGTGTAAGTCTCAACAAAGAACTAGGAAAAGTAAGTACGGCAGTACAAGATGATGGTGGTCTATATTCAGACGCAACTTTATTTGTATTATCAAGTAAAAACAATGCAGCTTTAGAAGTTAGATTTAGAGATATATATCCTATATCATTATCTGGTTTAGACTATAATCAACAAGAAACTGATATACAGTATCTAACTGCTAGTGTGACCTTTGCATATAAGATATACGAATTTGCAGCTGTGTCAGGTGGCAGAACCATAGAAACTACATCATAAAGCTTGATTTTTTGAGTAGTTATGATATAATATCCATAGGATAAAATATCCATAAATATAAAAAGGTGAATACATAATGACGTTAGAAGAAATACAGACAATGGCAGATAAAGACTTGAAGATCAATGATGTTGAACTTGATTTAGAATCTTTAAAGACGCCACAATTACACAACAAATATTCAAAGTACCATTCAAAATATAAAAATCTTTTAAAGGTTGCTGAACAAGATTTAGCAAGAATTGTAAGAGAGAAGTGGGAATACTACACAGGTAAAGCAGACCCTAGTGTATACCAAGAAAAACCTTTTAATCTAAAAGTATTAAGACAAGACGTTGACAAATACGTTAAGTCAGATAGTGATGTTAATAAACTAGAACAAAAGGTAACATATATAGAAACAACGGTAGATTATTTAGAGAAGACTCTAAAAATTATATCAAATAGAACATTTACTATTAAGAATGCTATAGATTGGAAAAAGTTTACTTCAGGAGTTATTTAATGCAATTAAGAAATTCATACATGTTTTACAAGAGTGCTATCAAGCCAGATGTATGTAAGAAAATTATATCACATGGTTTATCAAAGATGGTTGTGGATGAAAGTCATGGTGTATCAAAAGTAGCTGCTACCTTTGATGGTAAAGAAAAAGGTGGCATAGATAGTCAAGGCAGGAAGATGTCTGATACTATGATAACAGGAGGCGCAAACAGAGAAACGCTTGCTAAAAAAGGCATTGACGTTGAAAGAGCCTATGTAAGAGATAGTGATATTTCATGGTTGAATGACAAATGGTTATACGATTTATTTCATCCATATATACATCACGCAAACGCACAAGCAGGTTGGAACTGGAAGTGGGATTTTTCTGAGTCATTTCAGTTTACAGTATATCACGGTAGAAAAGAAAATGGTGGTTTCTATGGTTGGCATGCTGATGGATCATCTGATTTTAGAAGTGCATATAAAGCAGCTGTAAAAGTAAAAGATGGTAAGGTACCACAATTTAAACCACCTAAAAGAGATGATAAAGGTTTTGTGATTATGAGACCTGATGGTAAACCTGAACCTGACATGAGAGGAGCTGATATACCTCTTAAAAGAGATAAGAAATCTTTAGCACCTGGATTTACTGATAATATACATATGTGGGATAAAGTAAGAAAAATAAGTATGACTGTTAATCTAACTAATCCTAATAATTATGCAGGTGGTAATCTAAAGTTTGATTTAGGCGCTCACGCAGGTAAGAAAAGATTTAAGGTATGTGAAGAAATAAGACCTCAAGGATCAGTTATCATATTCCCTAGTTTTACATATCATTGTGTCACACCTTGTACAAGAGGAACTAGATACTCATTAGTATTGTGGAGTTTAGGAAAACCATGGCAATAAAAGACACAGAAAAATTTTACAAAGATAATAAGTATTGTGTTATAAAAGAATTTATACCACCTATACTTGCAGATTATCTATACGGTTATGCTCTTATGAGAGCTAATAGAGCAAAGACTATGGTCAATAGTAAATGGCCTGGTTATAGAGCAGAGCTTGATGGCACATATAAAGATCAACAAGTGCCTAATACTTACTCATGTTATGCTGATCCAGCAATGGAAACATTATTACAATATGGTTTACAAGGCATGAGAAATATTACAGGTTTAAATCTTAAACCTACATATTCATATTGGCGTTTATACAAGAACGGTGATGATTTAAAAAGACACAAAGATAGACCAAGTTGTGAAGTGTCAACTACATTATGTTTAGGATATGACAATAATAATTTAAAAGGTAGAAAACAAGATTGGGAAAAATATGACTGGCCTATGTGGGTAGATAAGACAGGAGGCTTTGGTAATAGAGGTGTGCCTATTCATATGAAACCTGGTGATATGATAGTTTATAGAGGTTGTGAAATAGAACATTGGAGAGAACCTTTTTTAGGTGATAATCACGCTCAAGTATTCCTTCATTATAACAACGTAGATGGACCATATGGTGAAAACTGTGTCTATGATGGCAGACCTCATTTAGGATTACCTGCTGAATTTAAGATACCAGAAAAAATACAGGCAATGCAAAAGGCAGATAAAAACTTACATGAGCAGCGATTATCAAACAAAGAAAAAACATAAAGACTTCACGTTGGTACAAGATAATTTCTTGTCAAATAATGAGTGTGATGAGTTAGTAGAAAAATATAAAAATCTTACATCTGAATTTGATAATAATAAGTATGGTTATTCATCATACTTTACGAACAATATAACATTTTCAGATCAATTAAAAACATTAATAGATACATACACAAAAACATTTAAGGAAAGTGCTTTGACACCTTATCCTTGGGTATTAAAAGAACTTAGGTTTAAATGGTTTAAACCAGGCAACTGGTTCAAAGATTTTCATTGTGAGCATGGATATGATAATAACAAAAGAGTATTAAACTTTATGATATATCTATCAGATCATAATTGTGGTACAGAGTTTTATACAGGTGAAGTAATTAAATCTATAAAAGGTAGGGTTGCTATGTTCCCAGCCTACTTTACACATCTACATAGAGGACAACAATGTCCTGATAACCATGATAGATATATTATGGGTGGCTATTTTAATTATGAAGATAATCAAAGATAAAGATTTTTTAAAAGATAAACATAAGGACTTTATATCAGAGTTTATTCTAAAGGCTGATTTTCCTTATTTCATACAACCACATTCTACATTTGATGACGACTACACAATGATGGAACATATATGTTTACGAAGATATGATAAAGATTGGAATACAGGCAACGTAGATATGTATAAGGATATATTAAATACGTTTTGCAATAAACATGACATACGATATAAGGAAATATTAAGGTGCTCTGTAAATCTAACATTTAACGTGGGTATAAAAAAATCATTAGAACATACAGATCATAAAGAACCACACAAACAATTATTAATATATTGTAATGATGTAAAGGACAAAAAATCATACACAGTAATATTAGATAAAAATAGAAAACCTATAGATAAAATAAAACCTATACAATATAGTGCAGTAAGTTTTGGTGACAATCATCACTATCATTATTATCCAAGAATAGGTCATAGAGTTGTATTGGTATATACATTTAAATGATAATAGATAAAGATTTTTTAAGTAAGGAACAGATAGCGTATATTGAAAATCATATTTTTAGTAATGACTTTCCTTGGTTTATTGAGAACAGGAGTGTTGTCGGCAGAAAGAATAAACCTTTTCTAAAACATACGGTATTAAGAAGACCTGAGGAAAGAGAAGAAGGAGAATATTTTAGGTCATATATGGGCAAATTCTGTTTAGGTATATTAGATAATTTTGCAAAAAATAATACTATGACGATAATAGATGTGCTTAGAATAAGTATCAATCTAACATATAACAATGGTTATGAAAAATGTAATGTACACCAAGACCATGAATATAATCATTCACAACTGCTTGTATATATAAATGAGTGTGATAAAAAATCATATACAGTAATTAAGAATGGTAAGAAGGAAATAAAAGTAAGACCAGAGAAGTACAAAGGTGTTTGTTTTGACAATCAACCTCACTATCTATATTTTCCTAAAAAAGGCCTTAGAGCTGTTATGGTATTTACATTTAAAGTATGATTAAAGTAAAAAAATTAAATACGGTCTATTTACAGATAGAGGCAGAAGCAGATGTTAGACGTGAATTAACAGATTATTTTTCTTTTGAGGTACCTGGTTATAAGTTTACACCACAATTTAGAAACAGAGTTTGGGATGGTAAGATACGATTATATTCATATGCCACAGGTCAATTATATGTTGGATTGTATCCCTATCTAAAAGACTGGTGTAATAAGAAAAACATAGAAATAGAAGAAAACAACGAGATTCATACAATTCAATCGCACACAGCCGCCGATATAGACGAATTAGTCAAGTCTTATGAACTCTCTATCACACCGAGAGATTATCAAATTGACGCATTTAAATATGCCTTAGATTACGAGAGAGGATTAATATTATCGCCTACTGCGTCTGGTAAATCACTTATCGCATATCTATTGGTAAGACACTATCTAAACGTGATAGATAACAACATACTCATAATAGTACCAACAACATCATTAGTAGAACAACTATACAAAGACTTTAAAGACTATGGATTTGATGTAGAGAATAATGTAAGTAGAAACTACCATGGTTACGAAATAGAAGAAGGCAAACGAATAGTTATCTCTACTTGGCAATCTCTATATAAACTCCCAAAAACTTTTTTCGCTGACTTCGGCGCTGTTATAGGTGATGAAGCCCATTTATTTAAAGCTGTATCTTTGACGAAAATAATGACGAAACTGACCGATTGTAAATATCGTATTGGTATGACTGGTACCTTAGATGGTACTAAAACCCATAAGTTAGTATTAGAAGGTCTATTTGGTAGAGTAAACAAAGTTGTATCTACTAGAGAACTAATAGATAAAAAACAACTTGCAGATTTAAAAATAATATGCCTAGTATTAAAACATACAGAGGCAGAAGCAAAAGCGATTTACAAAGAAAAGTATCATAAAGAGTTAGAATATCTAGCTCAGAGTGAGAAAAGAAATAAGTATATAAGAAATCTAGCAACAGCCTTGAATGGTAATACTTTAATACTATTTCAACTTGTAGAAAAACATGGTAAGGAGTTATATGAACTTATACGAAACAAAGCAGGAGACCGAGAAGTCTTCTTTGTCTATGGAGGAGTTGACACCCAACAAAGAGAACAAGTTAGAGCAATCACAGAAAAAAGCGATGACGCTATTATCGTGGCTTCCTATGGGACTTTCTCTACGGGGATTAACATACGGAACTTGCATAACATTATTTTTGCTAGTCCTTCTAAATCTAGGATAAGAAATCTACAATCAATAGGTAGAGGTTTAAGGATAGGTGATAGTAAAGATACAGCGACATTATACGACATATCAGATGACCTGACATATAAAGAAAAGAAGAACTTTACGCTGACCCACTTTCAGGAAAGAATAAATATTTACAACGAGGAGGGTTTCACATATGAGATCCATAGTGTGGAACTAAAGTAATATGGTTAAAATAATTCGACTAATATCTGGCGAAGAAATCTGTTGTGTAATTCCTAAAGAACAAATTAAAGATAATAAAACGCTTATAAGATTATCTGAGCCAATGTTAATTAAATACGTGCCTAAAATAACCGAGATGGGGATATCAGATTATATCGCATTGGTTAAATGGGTTGGGTTTACTAATGATAAAATTATAACAATACCAAAAGATAAGATTATGACTATCGCAAATGCCACAGAGCCTTTTACTAGAAGATATCATCATTTAGTAGATACAATAAACAAACAAAATCAAAAACTTCCTGCCTTTATAGAAAGAGATATGTCAGATGAAGACTATGATAATTATGATAATAAAACTCAAAAAGAGAACCTTGATGATTTAAAAGAATACTTTGATATGCCTAGCAAAAAGATACACTAGCTAAGGTCCCTGGTGACCAACCCACATAGGGTATTATATCAGAAAAACCTAACCTGTCAAGCGACCGTGAAATGAATTTACATATACCATTAAAGAACGTACCTATAATATCAATAAAAGACTTTCATAAGTTTACAAAATATCAAAAAGATAAGATAATAAAAAATTTATTAGGTATAAAAGACCTTTGGGATGACCAACCTAATTCAAATAAATCAACTACTAATTTTGAGATATTATATAATAAAGATGACAAAAAGTATAATAATCTTATTAATGACTTATATGATAAATTTTATAGAGTAGCACAACAGTTATTTAATTTTACAGTATCAAAAAAAAGTAAAAGAATATGTTGGGCATGTATTACTAATAAAGAATACTATAACTTTGTGCCACATAATCATATAAAGTCATCTACTATTAATGCTGTATATTACTTAAATATACCTAGAATAAACAAGAAATTATCAGGTCCTGTAAAGTTTAAAGTAGATAATAAATGGATATACTATCAACCAGATAATAACGAGTTAATATTATTCCCAAATTATCTCATACATGACGCAACTAAACACAACTCAAAAGAATGGAGAGTAAGTATAAACATGGAAATACTATGTAGAGAAGATAAGGATTATATTGTGCATGTCCTTGACAAAAACAACAAAATGTAGTATTATATAATTATGACTAGAACAAAGAAAAAATCAGTACATTATGTAAGCAATAAAGAGTTTTTACAGGCAATGATTGAATATAAGGATCGTTGTGAAAAGGCAGATAAAAGAAAAAGAAAAAGACCTCCTGTGACTAACTACATTGGTGAATGTTTTTTAAAGATAGCAAATCATTTATCATACAGACCTAACTTTATAAATTACACATTTAGAGATGACATGATAAGTGATGGTATAGAAAACTGCTTACAATATTTAAATAATTTTAACCCACAAAAATCAAATAACCCATTTGCTTATTTTACGCAGATAATATATTATGCGTTTATTAGAAGAATACAGAAAGAGAAAAAACAAGCAAATATAAAATATAAGATGATTGAACAGGCAGGTATTGATGAGTTTGATACACTACCTGGAGATACTAATACAGAATATAAGAATCAATTTTTAGAATTTTTAAGAAAGAATAGACCAACAACCGAAGAACCAAAAAAGAGTGAAATAAAAGTTAAGAAAAGAAAAAGAAGAAATTACACAAGCGTTTTAGATACATAATGAAAATTGCAATATTAAATGATACACACTTCGGTGTTCGTAATGATAGCGAAGCATTTAGAAAATATCAATTAAGATTTTATAACGAAATCTTTTTTCCTTACCTAGAAAAAAACAATATTAAAACACTAATACATTTAGGCGATGTTGTTGATAGAAGAAAATTTATTAACTTTCAAACTGCCTCTATTTACAGACAACAATTCTGGGACAGATTATATAAAGAAAAGATTGATACACATATAATCATAGGTAACCATGATACCTATTTTAAAAATACAAATGAGGTAAATGCTATAGAAAATTTATATACAAGTTTTGATGGTGTTAATGAACCATTTATATACACTAAACCTAAAGTCGTAGATTTTGATGGCACTTCTATATTATTAATGCCTTGGATATGTGATGATACTAGAGAAGAATCTATACAGATGTTGAATACAGCAAAAGCAGATTTATGTTTTGGTCATTTAGAGATTAAAGGTATAGAAATGCAGAATGGTGTAATCAATGAGTTTGGTAATGATAAGGCAGACTTCAAAAGATTTGATAGAGTAATTTCAGGTCACTTTCACAAACATACAGATGATGGTCAGATATTTTATTGTGGTGCTCAATATGAGATGACATGGTCAGATTACCAAGACCCTAAAGGTTTTCATATCTTTGATACAGAAACAAGAGAGATTGAAAGAATATGGAATCCTCTAACTATTCATAAAAAAATAATATATGATGACAAGAAAAAAGATTACATAAACTATGATATACAACCTTATCATAATCACTTTATAAAATTAATAGTCTTAAATAAGACAGATGATAACCAATTTGACAAATTTGTTGAAAGGTTGTATAATGAGATAACGGTACATGATTTAAATATTATAGAAGATTACTCTGATATAAAAGCAAGTGTAAGAGATGACATAGTTGAAATGGGTGAGGATACTGTCACATTCCTAAATAACTATGTAGATCAACTTGAAACAGATGTAAATAAAACTAAACTAAAAGAGTATTTAAAATCATTTTACATAGAAGCAAACGACAATGCCTAAACCTAAACCAAGTAAAAAAATTATCAGACAAGAAAATCTATGGCCTACGCCATATTGGTATACACAACTATGGGATTTTATGAGAAGTGAAACTAGAGTTACCTTCAATGATGATTTTACAGGTTATATTCTAAATGAAGAACAAAATAATAAGTCTGTTAGAAAATCAAACAGAGGTGGTTGGCAAAGTCATTCAACAAACGCTACAGATGAAAATTATAAACCACTAGTAGATGAGATTATGGAGTTTGTAAAACATTTAAATTTAGATGTTAAAGATATGCAAATAGCACAACTATGGGCAAATGTAAATAGAAAAAATGATTATAATATAATACATCAACATGGACAATACAGTCTATCAGGAACTTATTATGTTAAGGTACCTGAAGATTCTGGTCGTATCGTGTTTAGAGATCCAAGACCTGGTGCAATGGGCAATAATTTTTTAGTGAGTAATTTTGATAAAGGTGAGTTTAAAAAATTAAGTATAATGGAAGGACTACTTGCGATATGGCCTTCGTACCTAGATCATCTTGTAGAACCAAGTAATACAGACGAGGAGAGAATATCAATTAGTTTTGATATAATTTGTAGATGATATATTTTAAGAAGTTAAGATGGAAGAATTTTTTATCTACTGGTAATCAGTTTATAGAAGTTGACCTGGCAAAGTCACCATCAACATTAATCATAGGTTCTAACGGCTCAGGTAAATCTACTTTACTTGACGCATTATGTTTTTCTCTATTTAACAGACCATTTAGAACTATTAAGAAAGAGCAATTAGTAAACACAATCAATAATGCTGATTGTGAGATACAGGTTGATTTTGAAACAAATGGTAAACAGTATAGAATTATTAGAGGTATCAAACCTAATTTATTTGAGATTTATTGTAATGATGTATTGATAAACCAAGACGCCTCAAATGTAGATTATCAAAACATGTTAGAACAGAATATTTTAAAATGCAATTATCGTGCTTTCTGTCAAGTAGTAATATTAGGGTCATCATCATACGAGCCATTTATGCACCTACGAGCAAGATACAGACGAGAGGTTGTAGAGGAAATATTAGACATAAGAGTTTTTAGTCATATGGATTTATTGTTAAGACACAAACAAGCTGAACTATCTAAAAATATTGTAGATGTTAGGCATAGATATGATTTGATGTCAGAGAAATATCAATTACAGAAAGACCATTTTGAACACATACAAAATAGAGATAACACAGACATAGAAGATCGAAGATCACAACTAAAAGAAAATGATAAAAGTAATTATGAGTACAATCAAAAATTACAATTGTTAAATGAGAAGATTATATCAACAAAGGCAGAGATATGGGGCGGTGATAAGTTTACAAGAAAGTCTGCTGACCTTTCTAAACTAGAGGCAAAGATAGAAACTAATTTATCTAATCATAGAAAGACTTTAGAATTTTTTAAGAATAATGATACTTGTAATACATGTACACAACCCATAGATAAAGCATTTAAACAAAGTAAAATATCAAGTGAAGAAAGTAAAATATCAGAGTTAGAAGCAGGCCTGACAAACCTATCAACAGAGATAATCAAAACACAGGATAAGATAACTGAATATAAAGCAGTAGAAAAAAGATTAAATGATTTAGATATATCTGTTGCAAAGGTTAACACCTCTATTTCAGAAATCAATAGACACTCAAATAGACTTGATATTGAGATACAGAAACTACAATCAGAAAAAGAAAACACAGGTAAGGTTGCACATGAATTAGACCAATTGAACGAGGACCTAAAACAAATAAATGTTGACAAAGAAAAAGTTATAGAAGAAAAAAAATACATTGATATTGCTAGAGAGATATTAAATGATACAGGTGTCAAGGCAAAGATAATTAAAAAGTATCTGCCTATAATGAATAACTTAATTAATAAATATCTACAATCTATGGACTTCTTTGTTAACTTTCATTTAGATGAGGAGTTTAACGAAACAATTAAGAGTAGATTTAGAGATACGTTTGTTTATAATAGTTTTAGTGAAGGTGAAAAATTAAGAATAGACCTTGCATTATTATTTACATGGCGAACAATCGCTAAGATGAAAAATAGTACAAATACAAATTTATTAATACTTGACGAGATATTTGATAGTAGTTTAGATGGTTCAGGTACCGAAGACTTCTTTAAAATATTAAAGTCATTGACAAGTGAAAATACATTTATTATATCTCACAAAGGCGATATATTATTTGATAAGTTTACTAATATAATAAAATTTGAGAAATATAAAAACTTTACGAGGTTAGCATAATGATATATAAATTATTACCACCAAACGATCCAAGAGTATTATCATCAATAGCAGAATTTGATATTGAAAGATTCAAAGATGAAGAAAAGATAGAACTAAAAGAATTTGTAGATAATATGTTTGAGACCATGAAACAATATGGTGGTATAGGATTGTCTGCTAATCAAGTAGGTAAACCATATAGAATGTTTGTTATGGGTGATCACCTAAATATACAAAAGAATAAGAAGTGGGTTTGTATTAATCCTAAAATTACAAATGTCACTAAAGAGTTGATAAGATATAAAGAAGGTTGTCTAACTTTTCCTTTCTTATTTTTAGATATAGAAAGACCACAAGATATATCGGTTGAGTACCTAGATGAAAATTTAGAAAAAAAAGAAGAACATATGTCAGGTATTGTGGCAAGATGTTTTCAACATGAATTTGACCATATGCAAGGCATAGTATTTACAGAGCATGTCAGTAAATTAAAACTAGAGATGTCAATAAAAAAAAGAAATAAAGAAATTAAAAAGGCACAAAAAAGATGGCAATCCTCACAGAATTAGATTTACCACAATATAAACAGAGTTTAAGAAAGTGTGTAGCGTTTTTAAATAACATTGAATATTCACCTGTAAAAACAAAATACAACGCAAAGGGTGATTGGGATGCTATATCAATTAGAGGATATAGTGATGATGTAGGCAACATTTTAAAACCTGGTGTTTTAAAAAGTAATGTAGAACCATCTCATTTAAGATGGACACATCTATATGAAGAACCTGATTGTTTACCTATAAAAGAAATACTATCACATATACCTGCTGAGTTTGAAAGAGTAAGAGTTATGAGATTAAAAGCAGGTACAACTATAAAAAAACATACAGACAAAATAGATAAAGAAATTAAGAATAAGAATATTATTAGAATACACATACCATTAAAGACAAGTTTAAATGTTCACTTCTACCTATGGGAAGGTAAGGAACAACATCACTATAATTTAGAAACAGGAAAATATTATTATACAGACGTTTCAAAACCACATGCTGTTCACAATAAAGCAGATTTTGATAGATTACATCTTGTGGTTGATTGTTATAATAACCCTAAAATAAAAAGTTTATTAGATGATGATAGATTAAATACAATGGTAGGCGTAGATATATGAGTTTTTTAGTATGGCACATGCTTGCGATATTGACAATTATGATAATATCGTTTATAATAGGTTATAGTGTAGGTGAAAAAAATGTTAATAGCAAAAGAAGAAGATTTTGAACAAGTAAAAACCATATTTTATAAACATAAGAAATGGTTTCCCCATGTAAGAACTGATTACATGAGGCGTATGATTGCAAAACAACAATTAATTTTAGAAGAAGGTATATTGATTACCTTTCATCACGCTAAAAGAAAACAAACTATTGGCGATGTTCATGTGAAAAAAGGCGATACTGTATTACATCAAATTGCAAATGATGACCCAGGTAGTGGTAATGCAAAAGTAATATTACAGAATTTTTTTGAGTGGTGTCCTAGAGATGTATTCTTATCAGTAAGATCAGACAACACAAAGGCATGTAGTTTCTATGAACAGATAGGAATGAAACTAGTAGGAGAAACTAGTTGGGCAAGAGGTACTTTACCAGGCAAGGTTTATGCAAAAAGAAAGTAATATATCATTTCACTCATTAAATAGTTTTTATATGATAACGACATTAGAAAAATTTAGTTTCTTTAATAGAAAGTTATTAGAACACTTTGATAAAATGCCTAACCTTAGTTTTGCTAATGTGACAAAAACTGATTGGTCTATGAGTAAAGAAGAGTCAGATAAGAAAACATACATCAAACCTTTTTTTAAAAAGATCACTCCTTACTATAATAAGATTGCAAAACAATTAGGTAAAAAAAGGTGGGGATGGAGAGCAGGCAATATCTGGTTTCAACAATATAATGAAAAGAGTGATCATCACTGGCACAATCACTGGTATGCTAATTGGACTAATGTATATTATGTTGAACTGCCTGATAGATCATTAACAACACAATTATATGATACATTGAGAAAAAAAATTATAAATGTAAAATTAAGAGAGGGACAGTTATTAACTTTTCCCGCTCATGTAATGCACAGGTCACCTGTAAATAAATCTAAAGAAAGAAAAACTGTTATATCGTTTAATACTAATATAAACATGGAGACAAAATGACAAACGCAATAGAGGTAGTTAGAGATTGGAAAGACAATAAAGGTTTTCCATACTATCCTGAAGATAGAAAATGGCGTAATGATGAATTTGCAAAACTAACATCTTTCAACAGAGATACATTATTAGATAGACAACATAAAATTATAGGTCAATCAACACATGGTTTATCACTTGCATGGTCTTATATGCACCACGCATGGTCAATCAAATGTGGCACTATGAAGACGCCTATGGAGATATGGGAAGATGAAACACATTTAGAAAAAGGTATCAATAAGATATTGACAGGCACTTTCTTTACAAAGAGAGAAGCACATAAGATAACAAAATCAGATATGAGGGCAATGTTAAGAAGATACTCTGGCTCACAAATGGTATCTAATTTTAGACCTACAGCAGCTGCGACTCTATATGATATATTTGTAGAAAAAGATAGTCCACTAGAGGGTACTGAAGCAGGTACAGTTTGGGATCCTAGTATGGGTTATGGTGGTCGTTTAATGGGTGCAATTGCAGCTGGTGTTAATTACATAGGCACAGACCCATGTGTTCCTACATATGCAGGTTTAGAAAAAATTAGAGATGAATATGGCCATGATCATAAATCATATACACTATTAAGACAAGGTTCAGAAACTTACATACCTGAAGACAATAGTTTAGATTTTGTATTTACTAGTCCACCTTATCTAGGACACGAACAATACGGTGATGAACCTGAACAATCATATAACAAGTTTAAAGTACAAGATGAATGGCGAAATGGTTTCTTATTACAGACTATTAAGAACGCCTATAAGGGATTGAAACCTGGTAAATATGCAGGCTTCAATGTAGCAAATGTAAAATCATATAAGACCTTCGAAGAAGATACCTACGATTGTATGGTTGAGGCAGGATTTAAAGATATACAGATATGGTGGTTATCTTTATCAACTCAACAAGGAACAAAGGTACAATCTACACTAGAAGGCACAGAAACAGAAAAGAAACAATCTCAAAACTACATAGGGCGATTCGCAAGGCCAGATGTTGCAGGTAGAAAATACGAACCAATATTCATTGGAATCAAGTAAATACCGACTCGTTCTTGTTTTGTTCTCATAGCGCAACCTGACGCAGTTTAAATAACCTATATTTGACGTACCATTTAGTGCTTGTTTAATATACCGTAATAGTGTAGCATAAGTGTATATTATGAATAAAAACACTATGAATAAATCACAACTTGCAAAATTACTTGCTACTGAAAATATAGAAGTACAAGAAAACGCTGTACAGACTGCTTCGTTTGATGTAGTTAACAGAGTATTAACAATCCCAATATTTAAAGAAGAACACAAATATAAACATGTATATGACATGTTAGTAGGACATGAGGTATCTCATGCTTTACATACACCATCTGATTCATGGAAAGAGATGGCAAAAAGAACTAAAGAATTTAAGTCATTTGTAAATGTTATTGAAGACGCTAGAATTGACAAGTTAATTCAAAAGAAGTATCCTGGTTTAACAGATGATTACCTACAAGGTTTTGATAAGATGTTAAAAGATGATTTCTTTAAAACAAAAGGTAAGAACTTACAAAATGATTATGCTCTTATTGATAAGATCAACTTATATTATAAGTCTTCAAAAAGATTAGATTTCAATTTTACTCCTAAAGAAAAAATCCTAGTTAACGCTGTTGACAAGTGTAAAACCTTTGATGATGTTTTAAAGTTATCAGAGGAAATACTAGGGTATTGTAAAGATGAATTAAGAAAAATCAACAATTACAAAAAGTTTATACACAAGACCCTAATGGTGAGAAGGTTGGTGACTCTGATTTAGATAGTGAGTCTTCATCTAGTAAAAGTACAGATGAAAAATTAGACGAATGGTTAGAGAAGAAGTCAGAATCAGATGGTGATAATGATGATACTGATAATAAAAAAGAATCAAATACAATAGGTGCTAACGGTGCAGGTGGCGAAGGTACTGCTACTGAATTGAGATCATTAACTAATGATGATATGGATAGTGCTGTGAAAGGTATTACAGATGATCAGGCTAGACAACGTGACTATTGCGAATTACCAAAAGTTAATCTTAAAAAATTAATTATTCCTTATCAAAAGTTTATTAGAGATATTATGGTTTATGATAAACAACACCATAATACAGAATATGATAAACAACAAATCAATAAGGCAAAAGTTAGAACTCAAAAATTTATGAAAGAGTCTTCTAATGTTGTAAATTATCTAGTTAAAGAATTTGAGATGAAAAAAAATGCCAAGTTATATGCTCGTGCTTCACAGGATAAAACAGGTATTATTGACCCTCTAAAATTACATAGTTATAAATTTGCTGAAGATATATTTAAAAAGATTACAACTGTACCTAATCAAAAAAATCACGGTATGATTTTATTACTTGATTGGTCTGGCTCAATGCAAAAACATTTACTACCAACAGTAGAACAATTATTAAACTTGACTCTATTCTGTAAAAAGATCAATATACCTTTTTCAGTTTATGCGTTTATGAATAATCATAGAGAAACCAAAGATGACTATACAGACTCAGGTTTTTCTGTGACTAATAAATCTTTACAACCAGATGGTTCAACTAGACTTGTTCAAGTGTTTTCACATAAACAATCAAAAGTTGATTACATGAGAAGTGCTACTATATTACATAGGGCTGCAATGTACTTTAATGACTATGGATATAGAAGACATGATCATATGTTAGAGGATGAATCAGTACCTTCTATCTCTGGTGATTACTATCTATCTTCAACACCACTTAATGAGTCGTTGATTGCCTTAGATACTATAATTGCTAAATTTAAAAAAGATTATAATACAGATAAACTTTCACTTGTTACCTTAACAGATGGTGCTTCTAATTCAATGAATCACAAAGGTCATGGTGAGATTTATGTAAAACTTAATAACAGATATGTACAGGCTGGTAGTTATTGGGGCGACAACAAAGACCTTACTAGTGTTATGTTAAAGTATCTTAAAAAGAAATATGATTTACAGACTATTGGTTTCTATCTAGTTTCAAAATATAGAGAATTACAATACATGTTAAGAGTGCCATATAATAAAGAGATGTTGGCTAGAAAAATGTTTACTAAAGATAAGTTTATTGCTGACTATTCAAAGGCGTATGATGTTTACTTCTATGTTAAATCTGATACTAGGGTTACGAATCAAGTGTTTAATTCTAATTCAGATTCAACCAATAAGAGAACTTTAAAAAAGATGTTTATGTCTGGTATGAAAAATAGAATAAACAGTAGGGTTTTATTACAGAATTTTATTAAGAGGATCGCTTAATGTGCGACATTTTGCGCTCTTGTGAAATCGCTAGAAATAGTGTAGCATATATGTATAACTTAACTATGAAAGGACTTATATAATGATTGAGTTAAACAAAACACAAAAAACGGTATTGAAAGTATTAAAAGATACTTACAAAAAAGATACCGTGACTAGGGCAGAGATTAATGCTCTTGTTAAAAAGAAGGTTATCAAAAATCCTTCTTGGTTAAAATCAGACAAGTATAAAGTTGATAGAGGAGTTTATACTCTTAATGTTGACTCTACTGCTGATGTAGAATCAAAAGTTGAACAACCTAAAGTTTCAACTGATACAAAGGCTGCTTATATTGTGTCTTCATTGACCGACAATGTAGTGCCTGCCAAAGATACTGATTTCGTAAACTTTGGTAATTATGCAGATATTAAAAATATCGTAAAATCTAAAAAGTTTTATCCTGTTTTTATCACAGGTCTTTCTGGTAACGGTAAGACGCTTGCTGTGACTCAGGCATGTGCCGAGTCTAAAAGAGAGATGATTAGATGTAATATTACGATTGAGACCGATGAGGATGATTTGTTGGGTGGTTATAGACTTAAAGATGGTCAGACCGTGTGGCAAAATGGTCCTGTAATCGAGGCAATGGAAAGAGGTGCTGTTCTTTTACTTGATGAGATTGACCTTGCAAGTAATAAGATCATGTGTTTACAACCTATCCTTGAAGGTTCAGGTGTCTATGTTAAAAAGATTAACAAGTTTGTTAAACCAAAGATTGGCTTTAATGTGATTGCAACTGCTAACACTAAAGGTCAAGGTAGTGATGACGGTAAGTTTATCGGTACTAATGTTCTTAACGAGGCTTTCCTAGAAAGATTCCCAGTTACCTTTGAACAACAATATCCTTCTGCTAAGATTGAAGAAAAAATTGTTGCTCAAAAACTTGTAAGTGCAGGTAAGAGTGATGTTAAGTTTGCTCATAATCTAGTGACTTGGGCTGACGTTATAAGAAAAACTTATAATGATGGCGGCGTTGATGAGATTATATCAACTAGAAGACTAGTGCATATTGCTGAGGCATACGGTATCTTTAAAAACAAAATGAAGGCAATTGCTGTTTGTACTAATAGATTTGATGATGATACTAAAACATCATTTGTTGATTTGTATAGTAAAGTTGATAGTGGTGCTTCAGTTGACCAGATACTTGAAGATAAGAAAAATGCTGAAGAGGCAGAAATCTTAAACGAAAAGAATTCCGATGATGATGAGGATGGTGAAGAGGAGGACATGAATGTCTAATCTATTGAGTAACCAAAAAATCATCCATAGTGTAAGTCCGCTTGTGGCCAGTAATGGCCACAAGTTACCAACAGAGGACCTTGTATATAAAGGTGAAGTCTGTTGGGCTTATATCTTACACAATATAAAGAATAGTAAGTGGTACATAGGTATATCAACAAAGGATCCTAGTGAGTATCAAACAAATTCTGAAAACAAAGAATTGATGAGGGCTATGTCAAGGAACGAAATACAGAGACGTATAATAAAGGTAGGTAGTAATCTTGCTCAGATGAAAGTATTTGAGAGGGATCTTATTAAAGATACCGATGCCGTTAGTGACTCTAATAGTTATAACTTAGGTCCTGGTATAGTCGCTAAAGGCACTATCAGAGAACCTGATTTAGATAAGATGTTTGAGATTGCTAGACAAATACTTGAAGATAGGTCTTTGTTAGGTTGTAAGTTTTATAAATTAGACCTTATGAATCATAAAGATATTAAAAAAGGTAAAGGTTATTTTTTACCAGATAGTAATTTAAAAGATTTAGTATCATTTCAAATTAGAGATGAAGCATTAAATTATGAACATTGTAATAGAATGGTTGAGAAGATTGACTCTGCTCTAGGTAACCTTGAATTAATTGAACAAGAAACAGGTCAAAAGTTTCTAGTTATCATTTTAAGAGACGTAGAATACAAAGGCAGAGTGGTTGATTTAATCATAGGTGGTAATCATACTATCTATGCCATAGAAAAATCAAAATTTTGTTATGAGTTGCCTATATTAGATATACCAAAAAGTGTACATGGTATATGGACACTTGAAGAAAGAAGAAGTCTAGGTGAGTATTTAAATCCTATTTCTTCAGTTGTAAAATTAGAAACAAACGAAGACGATTTAATTAAAACTTGTTTATCATTTGCTAATAGTTTTGGTATTGATACAGATGTTATAGGTAAACATTTAGATAAACATGGTATTGTAGGTAAACAAAGAAGTAGAATAAAAGCAAATGTTACCTTGAAGTTTAAAAAACAAAAAGAAGAACAAGAAGCACCTACTAACTTTATAACCTATGAAAACTCTGAGGACAAAAGAGTACAGACAACTGTTAATGAGAAGAAAAAAGAGGAACACACACTTGTTCAACCTATATCTTCTGGTAAGTTATCTGTGGGTGATGTTGTACAGAGATTAGTTAGAAAGGTTAAAGATGATAAGATGAACTATAAAAGAATACATTTAGTTGTCTATCATCCTACTCATACTGCTAAGAAAAACTTTGATGACCAATGGGTACAGATGATACACGCATGGGATTGGGCAGTTGATAAGACTAAAATTGAGGGTATAACATATGAAGAAATGCCATTTCAAAAGGAGGAAATATAATGGGTATATACGATTACGATAAAGACGCAAAACCTAAAATGTCTAAAGAAGAATCAGATGAGATGATGAAGAAGTTTTTAGACAAAGGTGGTAAGGTACAAAAATTAAAACCTGGTTCTGCTGCTGTGTTAGGTAGTATGGATAAAAGTGGTAAACCTGCCTATTCAAAAGAAGAAATTGAAAAAGGTATTACAGGTAAGACACCTAGACCAGATTATAAGAATTACAAACCTAATACATACCATGATTATGATTTAGGTGGTGATAAGATACCAGTTTATGAACCAAAAGGAAAGGACAACCAGTGAGTATAACAGTTGAAGTAAGAGGTGGCAACCTAGAGAAGGCAATGCGTGTACTAAAGAAAAAAGTACAAAAGGCAGGCATAGTAAAAGAGGCAAGAGAGCGTCAATACTTTATGAAACCATCAGAAAAAAAACGAGAAGTTATGAAAACTCGTGCTATAACTCTAAAGAAAGCCCAAAAAAAGAATGACGAAATGTTGGGTTATCAATGGATTAAGGGTGTTAAAATTAAAAAAATTTAAAGTTTCTACGCCGTTGTGTCTGATATATATATTATTACTAAAAGGCAATTCATAAGCCCTTTTAGGGGTGTAGATAGGGGCTGCTTAGGCAGCCCCAGCAAATCGGTGATCTTTGCCAGTTTAACTCCGTGATAAAAGGAAACTGGCATAGTGGTCCATTGGTCTTTGTAGATCCGTATGGGTATAGGCTCAGTAAGATGAGTTAGGGTAAATGTGGGTGAGACCTACCACTACCACGCTTGAAATTATATAAATAATTATTATATAATAATAGACAACGCCTTATAGGGTTGTCGAAAATAAACTTTGCTTAACAAAAGGAGGTTTTTATGACCAATAAAGCACTATCTATTTTCAATCA